GTTGGAGTTAAGGACCTCATCGCAGCTGGTCTTACGTACCCAGTAGCCGATGCGATGGGAATCACGAGGATCGAGTGGCAGAAGATCGGTGTGATGACGGGCGCCGAGGTTTCGATGTCCGGCATCTCACAGACTGCCAACGACCGTCAAGAGTACAGTGTGGACGCGTTACCCCTGCCGATTGTTCACAAGGAATTCCAGATGAACATCCGGCAGCTTGCGACGACTCGCAGGATGGGAACGCCGCTGGACGTCACGCAAGCTGAGTTGTGTGGCCGTTTAGTGTCGGAAACCATTGAGTCCATGTTGTTCCTCGGCTCCACCGTTCTTGGCACCAACCTCCCAATCTATGGGTACACCACGCACCCACAGAGAGGTACTGGCTCGGTGACTACTACTTGGACGATTGCTACTGGTCCCCAGATTGTGACGGATCTGTTGGCAATGATCCAGGTGCTCAAGAACAGCAACATGTATGGCCCATACGTGTTGTACGTACCTTCGGCAGTCTTCACTCATATGGGCAACGACTACGTGACAACAGCAGCTCTCGCCCGATCGATCATGGAGCGCGTCCTGGCGATCCCGGGGATCGACGCGGTCAGAGAGTCTAAGGACCTCACGCTCTCAAATGTCTTACTGGTCCAGCTCACAAATGACGTAGTCGACGAGGTAGTCGGTATGGAGCCCACGACCGTACAGTGGGATTCCCCCGGCGGTATGATCGTGAACTTTAAGGTCATGGCGATCATGATCCCGCGGGTTAAAGCCGACTACGTTAACCAGAGTGGGATTGTCCACTACTCGTAACCTAACGAGCTGGCAGCTCGCGGTAGGTACGAGTTTGGGAGCCAGTGGTCACCGAGTTCCTCCCTGTGGTCCTGGCTCCCTCTTTATTCATCAGGAGGCCAAAATGGCTGACTTGCCTAAGATGGTGAAAGTGACTACGGAGGGTGGCTCCTTCGCCATCAATCCGGATACTGTTGCTCGCGTCGCTCCTAGCAAGGTCGGGGGATCCGTTCTTACCTTTACTGACGGTTCCTTCTTGGCCGTGCAGGAAGACTTCGAGGACCTTACGGGTATCGAGCTCGAGGAAGAAGAGCACGAAGCACCACCGCCGCTGACACCGTAGTATTGGCGGGAAACTGGGAGAGACTAATGGCTAAGAAGAAATATCGGGTTAACTACGGATCGCATTGGATCCCGAACCCGGAATTCAAGCTGGACGAAAAGGGGGTGGCTATCGGCGATGCTCGTTCACACGTCGAAGCAACCGCGGGTGAGATTATTGAGCTTGACGAAGCGCGAGCGGAGCAGTTCACCAAAGTCTTCTTTGGACAACCTGCTAAGCTCGTTCCCGTCTCGGACTCTGCAGGGGTTCCTGAAGTAAACACGGGGGGACCCTATCCCCCGACACCCCCGACACCCGCTAAACCTCCCCCTGCAGCAGCTCCCGCCACGGCTCATGTTCAAGAGGCCCCGAAACATACGGGAGTAGCAGGTAAGGCTTGAGTTGACATGACTGTTAGGGACACTGATGTGAAGGCAATCTTTATAACGGAGCTTGACACGACTCCGTTCATAAGCGCTGCCGGCTTGATCGTCAACGAGGAGATCGTTCCTAGGCAATCATCGACCGTTTCGCTGTCCCCTGCGCGGTTGGATTTGATTACGGTCTATCTAGCCGCGCATTTCGCTGCCATTACGGATCAATCCGGAGGAATGGTTAGATCGAAGACTGGTGACACGGAAGAGGATTACATTCCCATTTCGTCGTATCGGGAACCCCTGCAAGGCTTTCGAATGACTCGCTACGGGCAGCAAGCGATGGTGTTGGATACCACCGGGGCTTTAGCTGGTATGTCTGCGAACGCAGGCTTGAGAGCCCTGTACTCCCTGATGCCGCAGCATCAAGACCAATCCTGGATGGGTTGGCTGAACTTCGTTGGTGCTGGGAGTCACTGATGCACCAGGCACAATACAGGATGCCCATCACGTATTGGGCTCCTGCAGGAGGTGATGATGGTTATGGTAACCCGACAATGTTGCCCCCTATTTACTTCAAGGGGCACTGGTCGGACAAAGATCAGACCTTTTTGTCAGCCAGAGGCGAACAGATCGTTTCTCGTGCTACGGTTCATTACCCAGAGGAGGTAACAGTCGTTCCTGATGGGTGGTTGTTCAATGGAGTATCAACGGCGGCAAACCCACACGACGTCCCAGGAGCGATCATTATTCGTAAGGTCACTACGGTTCCTAACATTCGGAACCTGGAAGAGATCAAGGTAGCGATGGTATAGGAGCTTCAATCCATGCCCGTGACCTTCAATGTTGGTGCACCGAAAGCCCCGAGCTCCGTTTCGGCGTCTGGCTATGCATCGGCTATTGCATCGCAGATGCAACAGATCGAGAATGCCTATGAGCAGCTGTTTACGGCTGCCGTGGGCGCGTCCCCGGAGATCATCTACAGTGCATTGATACCTACGAAGGCGTTGGCTGAATACTATACGCCAGTCAAAACAGGAAAGCTGCGCGCTTCTTCCTACTTGGAGGTAACAGACCGAGGGGAGATGCCTCGTGTGGAACTTGGATTCGCAAGGAATGGTGATCCTCCATACGCCGCGTATGTTCACGAGATGGTGCAGAACGTTCACGCGTCCCCTACCAGGTCTAAGTTTTTGCAGGCAGCCGTTCTGGAGGACATGGACAACGTCAAGACTCGAATCATTAACGGGTACAAATCACTAGCGGGTTTGTGATGGTACTTATTGAGCACATACGGGACATGATCGCCCAGGCCGTACCCCCGATTGCGGTGGTGGGGGCCGCTACAGGGTGGCGCCTTGGTATTGGCCGCCTGCTTGATGATCCCGACACGCAGATCGTAATCTGGGATGCTCCTGGCGAACATCCTTGGCCACACGTCCTGTTAGACTTTCCGTACTTCCAAGTGCTGGTTCGTGGAGCCCCTGACGGGTATCAGGCGGCCCGTCAGAAGGCTCAAGACGTGTACGACACCCTGTTGGGTATCTATCCTATTATCTTCTCCTCAGGGGATCGCCTTGACGCAGTCACTATGGTGGGACCTATTGGCTCAATAGGCTTCGATCAGAAGAACAGACCGCTGCTGTCCGCTAACTACCGGACAATCTATGAGCCAGCACCATCTACATACACTCACCGCACACCCATGAACACGTGAGGCTCCAATGGCTGCGAAAAAATTCCAGATCTCCGCTGATGGCGGTACCACGTATTTCACCTTCCCTGGTGACACCGCGATGTTAGAGACTATCGGGACGAACATCAAGGATACGGTGTTCGGACAGTTCTGGGAATCAGGCCAGACTGGTCTCGAGCAGTGGACAATAACGGCGAACGGCTACTACAAGGGCTTCGCCGGCTATGTTGCATCAATTAAGAAATCTGGTACCTCTACAGCGATGACCAACGAGGCTACGACAGCCCTTGCTGCTCCGAAGACGTATCAGATCACGAACGCTGCGCACCAGATCATTGATCCTGCAACGCCCGTGATTGTCAATGACGCTGCGGTCAACCATACAGCAGATGTGCTGTCCATTGACTACATGTTCGGCATTGTCACATTCAAAGCGGCGTATACAGTGACGACCCCTGTGACGGTCACTGGAGCATTCTTGCCTACCACCGTGATTGCGAAGGGTCAGGGGTTCACTCTCACTCAGACCGCTACCATCATCGACACCACGGACTTTCCAACCGCGCAGGCGAACAACGGCTTTAAGACCTGTATCCCGGGATTGAACACCGCTGCATTGGAGATCACCGGTGTGTACGCAGTTACGAACGGTTGGTTGACGTCCCTAACGGGTAGAGCGCCCTTTGTGATTGAGATCTCTCCGGACGGCGCTAACGCTTCGACCTTTAGAGGGTTGTTCAAGACAATGTCAGAAGGTCAGGCCGGTAAAGTGGGTGAGCTGGAGTTGGAAACGATCAAGTTCATCAACTCGGTTCCAGATCCTTCTTCCTTGCCTCTGTTCGGCAATCCGGCCTCCTGGCGCTTCACTGTTGGCAGCACCCTCGCCGTAGCCATTCAGAATACCCTTCAGGCCTGGCAACAACAGTTGGTGTACAACTGGCAATACCTTTGGGATGGCACTAACGGTCGAAATGGAACGGGAGTCGTCACCGACGTCTCACTAAAGGGTGGATTGGACGTCATGAACGACTTCACAATCAAAGTCTCCGGCTCTGGAGCTTTGAATATTGTTGGCACAGGATAAGGAGAGGAGACTTACATGACCGCAATGAGTGATCTGGTTGCAACCATTCAATCGAGGGCTACTCCGACAGCGCTCAGTGGATCCACCGTACTGCTAAACGGTATAGTCTCGGCAGCGGCAGCGGTTCGAACGGATGCTGCTGCAATGTCAGCCATATTCGATGACATCCAGGCCAACGCCCCAAGTCTGGCTGCGGCGGTTGTCTCCGGTTCCTGCGAGGCTGCGCGCAACATTCAGGATGTCTCGTCGCCGTTCAAGGGTGCACCGGAGGTGCCGCCGGCGAAGAAGTAGAAGTGAAGGTAGACTAAAACTGGGAGGTTTCAATGTCTACAGAACGAGACCGCATTAGAGCGGAACTGTTGAAGTCCCGGCCTGTCAAGTCGAAGGTCATTGAGTTCTTCGGCCAGCAGATCGAGATTAAGCAGTTGACGCTTGGGGCTGTGATCAACGCCCGAACAGAGCTCGAAGACCAGCAGGGGGCGTTAATCAGCATCCTCCTGAAGTACGCGTATGTGCCTGGGACGGAGGAACTCCTCTTTGAGGACACAGACGCTGACTCCCTGAAGGCCTTGCCGTTCGGCGGTGATTTCGTCAGCCTTACCAATGCGATCACAGAACTCACTAACCTAACTTTTCCTACGCCCGGGGGAGACTCAAAATCGACGGAGTCCTCACCTGGGCCTACCGGGTCGCGTATGAACTGAAGCAACCGCTGTCGGTTGTAAGAGAGTTCCCGAAGGAAGAGTTCGAACACTGGGTAGCGTTCTTCCAGTTACTGGACGAAGCCAGGAAGTAACATGCCGACAGCAAACCTAGGCGACATCACGTTTGGCGTGGTAGCCGATGTTACTCGGC